AATTAGCCATTGCTGGAGTGTATCTTTGGTAAATATTGAAACAGAGAGGAGAGTGTCTTGAGATCAACTTGTTCAGACTCTTACTACATTTCTTATTTTTTACCTCAATAGTTAGTTCTATATCACTGATGCCTTTTTCCATTTGTCTGTGTACCTTTTCATTTCCTTTAATGACAGTGGGGAGTTTTCGAATTTTAATATATCTATTTCATGTTTTCTGAAAGCTCTTATCGGGGCAGTTATAAAATGAGAAATTTTTCGCCTTTGGCTGTCCAGAAAAGACATCTGCTTACTGTCGTGTCCGCCTGTGTTATCATCACTTATTTCCCAGCACATGAAATTCATAGCGACCAATTTGGTGTTCGTTGTCGTCTCTAAGCTTTCTAAAACCACCATCATGTAGGAAAAATCAACATCGCCTATCTCTTCGTTGGCTTTTTTTAATTTTACTGGATGAGTAGGTTTATATAAAAACAATGGAGTAATCGCTCTTTGAGTCTTGTTCCAATATTCATTGTTTTGGTAGGTATCCATCCAGTAGCCAATCCACAAAACCACTTACGTATAAAATGCTTAATTTTCTTTCTTTGTGCTCTTCTGGCCCATCAACTCTTTCCCAATTCAAAACGTAGTCAGCCTGATCCCTTATCTTATCGTTATATTTTTCTTCAAATTCGTTAGCGGGAGGCCTCTCTCTAGGAAATCCTTCTCCGTCCTTCTCTATGAGTCTTATGTGTACAAGGACTCCTTCTTTCTCTTTCTTAATCCAATGGATTTCATCTTCCTCGTACTCATCGTACCTTATATCTGTTACACATATAATCCCCTTCGGGTCATCTTTTTTTATTTTTTTATCTAATTGCTCTATCCAATACCTACCTTTTGTTTTGTCACGCATCATTAACCCATGAAATAACATGAGTGGCCTCATCTTTTCTTTGTTTTCTGGAGAACAAGTTAAAGAATTAATACCATACTTGGGCTTGGTGAATTCATTTATTTCTTTTTTTAAAGAATCTGCTAAAGCGTATCTACTGACTTTAGGTTCGATCTCTGATTCTAACCAGTTGTCTCCTTTTTTTGCCTCCAAACATTGTTTTAGAAGTTTAAAGAAGAGATCTTTCCCGCAGCCAGCGACTCCATTTATTCCAACGTATTTAGCCCTCCTCATAGAGCGAGTATTTTATTATATTATTTAGTTAAAGAATTTCTAAATATATTACACTTTTTATTAATTAATGATGAACTTCCTTTCGGAAAAACAAAGACAAAACCCCCCACTGAATGGGGGGAATTGTATGTTATGATCGTCTTCCTTTTCGGCCTCAAGATTGTTTTACTCTGGCGGGAACCCAGAAAGACACACACAACCAGAATTAATCTGGAACCGCCTACCTTCTGAAGGCTGAGGAACTATGCTTAAAGACTCATTACGGCAGTTACCCGCTACACGTCGGGGTATTACGATAGGAATTACCTATCAGTTCTTTTTAGATCGTGTGAGATCTACTACAGTACGTTCCTATTGGCCTCTGCCTTCGCTGTATCGAAGTCGAGATACTCTACTTCTCTCTACCTAAGGAAACCTTGCGGATGTCTGCCCCGCAGGAAAAGGGATTCTTACCCTTTTTCATCTATCAACATAGTAGCTATGGTGCATAGATTTTGTATATCTTCACTATTTATACCTGTTGGGTCTGATTGTATTAAATCATTCCCTGAAGCAGAACTAAAGCTGTTTATTATCTTCGAGATAAGTAACGCTGTTGTGGGATCGAGTTCCAAGTTCTGATTAAAGGTGGCAAATGGTCTGACTATAACCCAGTATCTTACTGGCGAAGCAGTCTTGTCGAGTTTCGATGAGCAAACTATACCATTCGTTTCCATCCTTTCGAGAGCACATAACAAAGCCGCCTTTATTCTGCATTGTTCCGATTCTTCGTTTGTCCCTTTTAAGGATTCGAAGTCCTTTTCAAAGCAGAATGTATCTTCTTCCTTGAAGTGCTCGATCAGAACATTGGTGGCTTGTAATATGTTCACAAGAAGCGGAACATATCTTATAATATTTTTTTAAAAAAGTAAAAAGATTGACTCTGTATTTTTTTTATTTACTATCGAAAAAAATTAGAAAAGGTGCGCTTAGAAAGTAGAATGATTAGAAATAAGATAGAATATGGAAACTATAATACAAGAAAACCAACATACAAATCGTAGAAGAAGAGGTCGACCAGAGGTTAAGGTTCAATGGCCTACTGGGGAATTCACCGTAGAAGATATCTCTAATTCTCTTAATCGCTCACTTACCAAAGTGGCAATTCAACTCAAAATCAATAAAGCTTGCGCTTCAGGCCAACTCGAAAAAGTCGGCAAGCAACCAAGCCTAAATGGGAGACCTCGCTTAACTTATAAGGTCAACACTCAGGAGAAGCCCCTTGTTCAGGAGAAGCCCCTTGTTCAGGAGCAGTCGCTGGTGGAAGAAGATATCTTTTGAAAGAAGATAGGTTATCTTGGGAAGAGTACGCCATCAAGTTAGCTCAAACAGCCTCTCTTAGGAGCGAAGACCCCTACATGAAGGTAGGGGCTTGCGCCCTTGGGGAAGGAAATAAAATTCTTTCTCTGGGCTATAACGGCCTTGCGTCAGGCAAGGAACTCGCCACGAACGAAAGGAGCCTTTTTTGGGACAATAGAGATCATCGCAGGGCATTCATGATACATGCTGAAGCGAATTGTCTTTCTATGGTTAAATCTGGTGAATGCACTGTTCTCGCTTCGACCCTTTTGCCTTGCTCTTATTGCGCCACCCTGATTGCCGCTTATAAAATACCTAAAGTGGTATATTTAAAAGAGTACGAGAGAGATTCAAAAGCTAAATGTATATTTGATTTTTATGAAATCGAACTAGTAAAACTCAATGGAACCAATCAAAATTAATTTTGTAAAAACGAGCCCCTCCTCGGTAACCCCCACTAAAGCTTCGAGCGGTGATGCGGCGTATGATTTATACAGTACGGTTAATACATACTTGTTCCCTATGGGGAGAAAAATTGTCCCTACTGGTATAAAACTAGAAATTCCAGAGGGGTACTATGGTAGAATTGCCCCAAGGAGTGGTCTTGCTATTAAACATGGGATAGATGTTTTGGCTGGTGTAATCGACTCCTCTTACAGGGGAGAGGTTGGGGTTGTTTTGATTAATTTAAATCCTATTGAGCCAAATAGCCCAATTGAGGAAGTATTTGGCCCTCAGTCTAGTTACAATATTTCTGCTGGAGATCGAATCGCACAATTAATAATTGAAAAGTGCCACGACGTAGAATGGAACGAGTGCCACGAGTTAGAGGGTACGACTAGAGACGAAGATAGTTTTGGCTCCACAGGGTAGAACGTGATGATACCATTCGATCAGATCTTACATTCGGTTTTTTTTATCGTGACCGTCATGGTGGTCTGGTTCAAAACCAATGCCTTTGTTGAATACGTAAGTTTTTTTCATATAAATAAATTTTTTTATATAGATGACTACAGAAAGAAGTCTGATGAAGACCCTTTGGTGGATTACCCTATGTATCTTTTAGTACACAGGACCTCTTTTTTTACCAAATTAATCTCTTGCCCAATTTGCTTGTCTATTTGGTTTTCACTAGGGGCAATCGTATTTTTTGAGATGCCATTGGTTAATTTTGGTATTATTGAAGTCACTACATTATTTGTTTATTTTATTTTGTGTAAAGTTATGGAGACATGACTAAAACATTCTCTTCGATAATGGAATTTTACCTTTTTTTGAAAGATCCTAATATGAATGGGGTAGTTGCTAATTCGAAGCCTCTTTTGAAACTAATTAATGATGTTGAATATTTCAAGAAGTGCTGTAAATGCGAACGCAAAAAAGTCCATAGCAATTTAATAGAACTTACGAAAAAGATGTCGTCTTCGTTGTCTAACAATACAGTACTGGCAATAAAGGATATTTTACAGACTCAGAAAGTGGAGCTTATCAATAGTGCTAATAATGAAACATTATTTCAAATATGAAAAACGAATACCTGAAACAACCAAGAGAGCGGATACTCCAAATGAACCCCTTGAAGGACCCAGCTATGTACACGGTAGCTTCCATTTTTCAAGATAAGTTCGAGCAGCAAAGATGGACATATCAAAAATCTGGATTTTTTGTTGTTGATGATTTAGACGATGCATCAAATACAAAGTCTTTACTGGGAGATACTTATTATTCTTTTTTGATGGCGGAAATATATAAAGAGTTCAAGGTAGAAGATGGTCCTTTCTGGACCGATTGGAATACAACAATGGCTTACGGTAGGTTAATCCAAGGAGAAGAGTCTCTTACGCCCTTTAAGCAAAGTTCGGCTAACCAAGATTACAATTACAAGATAGTAATTTTTTTGTACAATGCCAATCTAGACATCGAAGAAGGCAACGAAGGTGTCTTACAATTTAAAGAGTCAGAGAATACACCAGAAGAGGATGTTTGTGAACTCCCTGACCTCCCCGGACAAGTAACACTTTTTCCTGCTCACTTTTTTTATAGGTCGAAAGTCAATAAGAACGAGAATAGGTGTAACTTATTTAGAACAACTCTTCAAGTCGGACTAGCCGTTCGAAAAGAAGAGTACGAAAGATTATTCTTAAAAGATTATGGACCCAAAACGAAACAAAGAAGAGGAGTCTCCGCTTGATGATATGGTTGGAGAAAAAGTGTCTATACGACCCAAAAAAGGTAAAAAATGGACAGGGGAAATCAAAGGGGTTGTTGACGAGGAAACTTTTTTAGTAGGAGGCAAAGTCAGCATTTTTCACGTTAGATCCTTGGAAGAAGAGTAATTCGGGTGGGGGCAACAAGAAATTTAAAATCTCAAATCTTAGATTTGAGGAGCAAAGGCAAATCTTATAGAGAAATATCTTTTCTTCTGAGCTGCTCTAAATCGACGGTTTGTTATCATCTTACCCCTTTAGAAAAGGAAAAAACCTTATCGAGGTGCAGAAAAAGACGTAAAAGAGGGGACGTTGTACTCTCAAGACGAATAAGTCGTTTCAAACAGGCGGGGGTAGAGGATGTAAGGAGAGGGTGGAGAAGTTGTAAAAAACGAATGCCCCCTAGGGAACTCCTGAGAAGCAGGGTAAAACTCTACAAAAAAAGAGACAAAGGTGGGTATCTTTCCAAAACACCCAAGTCAGATTTTAACATTGCAGATGTCGATAAAAAAATCGGTAAAAACCCAAAATGTTACCTTTCAGGTCGTAAAATAAACATAGAAGATAGTAGTTCTTACCATTTGGACCATATTGTGCCTGTTTCCAAGGGGGGAGCCAATAGTCTTGAAAATTTGGGTTTTACTAATCCTTTAGCGAATAAGGCCAAAAGCGACATGACGGTCAACGAATTCGTTAGATTGTGCATAGATGTAGTTAAGTGGAATGGTTACAGACTTACGAAAAGAAAGATAAATGATAGAAAAAAAGTGTAAATATTCTTAATGAAAATTCTATTAACTACTTGTTTTTTTGTCTTTTCGTTTCTTTGTTCTGGAGCGGATATCAAAATAGCGGATCACCTTCAGAACGTTTCCGTAACCATTCGAGCTGAAGGAAACTTCAATGCGGGTGAGGGGTCAGGTGTTATTTTCACTCGGAAAGACGCAAAAGGAAACATGGTGAACTTCGTTTGGACTGCGGCTCACGTTGTGGATAATTTGCGTAAGGAAAGAAAAGCTCTGGTCAACGGGAGCCCTAAGACTATTGTGGAGTTTAAAGACCCGATGGTCGTTAAGGAAATCAGACAAGACGGCAGAACCGTAGGTAGACTACAAATGGATGCAGAAGTTTTAAAGTATAGCGATGCAGACGACGGGCATGACTTAGCACTGCTTCGGATTAGAAAATTTAATTTTGTTAAAGATACCGTTTCTTTTTATTTGAGTAAAGAGATCCCAAGTTTAGGAACGGATCTCCTTCATGTCGGAAGCTTACTTGGGCAAGAAGGGGCGAATAGCATGACAGATGGTATTTACTCTCAACACGGAAGAATTTTAAAAAGACTTAACAAGAGAGTCTTTGACCAGACAACATGCACGGCTTTTCCCGGTTCTAGCGGTGGTGGAATATACTTTAAAAAAGACGCTAAGTACATCGGTATGCTCGTTCGTGGAGCTGGGGAAGGTTTTAACTTGGTTGTCCCTGTTAGACGAATGGTCGATTATTGTACTGAACATAAGATCATGTGGGCGTTAGATCCTAAAATTAAGATGCCCACGGATGAAGAAATCAAAAAGATGTCTATTGAAAATACGCCCTCTGAGAAGAAAAAAGGGAAAGAAGAAGAAGATGAAGATAAAAAGTCTATCAAGAAAGAGTTTCCGTTTATGATTAGGACCACCACGTTAATTACCCCCTTCGTTTCTGGAGAAAAGGGAGACAAATGACATTTGAAGGACTCGAATATAAATATGTTTTTTGGTTTTTGCTTTCTAGCATTGGGGCATGCGTGGTTTTTACCGTTTGGCTTGACCGTTTAGGGGTCAAAAAAATGGAGGAGAATGCGAAAGAATCAAAAGAAAAGAAGAGCAAAAGCAAAGGAACGAAAGACGAATAATAAAATGAAAAAAATAATGATATCTATAGCTGTCGTAGTTTTACTTTTAGTTGGCTGCAAAGACGCTGATGCGGTTTCATCTTGCGACAAGTGCTCCTGCGAAGCTGGTTGCTGTGATTCAGGATCTTGCTCTATTGCTGACTGCAAGTGTGACTGCTCAGAATAGCTTTATTTTATTTAGCTGTTCCTGTTATTGTGTCTTTGTAGATAGTCCCATACCAAGACTCTTCTCTGCTATCTCCTATGACCCAGTACTCGTTCTCTTTTAGTCTGGGGAATTTTTTGTCTTCGTTTTCGTAAATGATTTTTCCGGATTCAAAACCCCTTAAAGGTATCCCCGCACTGCCTACTAACATTACTCGGATTTTTAGATGGCTGAATTCGTCTTCGTGCAAAATTCCATTTATATAGATATCGCCATCTACAATTTCAACTAATTCTCCCGGTAAACCTATTATTCTTTTTAATAAATAGTCGTCTTCCTCTATATCATAAAATACAACAACGTCTCCTCTCTCTGGTTTGTTTATTTTATGTGTAGTTTTATCCACTAGCAGAGTATCCCCATCTTTGTAAGTCGCATCCATACTTTCGCCTTCGACTTTGAATTTTCGATATCCAATGTTTATTATGACGCCGAATATGATTAACAATATTAAAAGTCTAAAAAATTTATTCTTTGAGTTCATTTTCGTTTGTATCACTAGTTCGTTAACAAGTGTAATTACACAT